AACCTAATACACGGGCAGCCACCATTATAGCATTTTTATCACCTACTAATAACTCATCATAATCACATTTTGTAAGAATTAATGATTGAAGTAACTTGTCAACTACAATACCTTTTGAAATGTAATTTTGGTTAGTTAAAATGTCTTCTTCTTTAGCAGTCATGTACTTCATTTCAATAGTTCCTGAATGAAGTGGACTTGATTTAGGATACAATAATCCTTTTGAAGGTAATTCTACGTGCTCGGAAGGGAATTTAAATTTTGATGTTTCTTGAACAACTTGAGTTTCGTTATTTTCCATAATCTATTTTTGTTATAACTTTTTATATCATATATAAATATGCCAGAAAAAAAGAAGCTCGCGATTTCTCGCGAGCTTTTTATGTTTTCTTTTTAAAATTAGAAATTCAATACGCAATAATCCATACCAACAGTCATTGTAAGGTTCACAGCAGCATCAGCTGTATCCCAGTTATAATCACCGAAGTTGGCTTCTTTAATAAAGGCTCCTTTAATTACCCATTCTGATACAATATCACCTACTGGACCTAAGATATCAATGGTTAAGTCTTTCTTATACATATCTGAGTAGCCATCTCTACCTGTTACTGATTCATGATGCATACGTACCCATTCCATTACAGACAAAGCTCCTGATGGTGTAATAGGATCAAATAATGTCATCTGAATATCACCCCATGTAGTTCTACCTTTAACTTTTCTATAAACGTTAATATGGTTAAGAACAATTTCAGGTTGGCTTAATGTAACAGCGTTAACACCTTTGATTAAATATGCCGGAATACCGTCTATGTATAGAATAAATCTATTTGGAGTCTTTGGTTCAAAGGCGGTAAAGAAAATTTCGTTTGCGTTTAGTATTGCCATTTTATTATTTTATTATAAATATTCTATCTTTAAAAAATTAACCCGGGAAAGTAGCTCCTGTTGGTAAAATGTTGAAATCCAAATAAATAAATTCAGCAGTTTTAGTTGGTTGTAAATAGATTTGACCAATTAATTCATTTCTATCAATTACATCTGCTGTGTTATTTGAATCGTCCATAATTACTTTATAAGCGAACAAACCTTGTTGTTGTTGAACTGATTCTAAATATGGGTTAACTTGGTTTAAGAAACTAGTACGAGTGGCTACTGTATTCTGTTCAAACACTAAGTTATTAGCGATATCACTGATTCTAGTTTTTAAAGCAATTAACAATCTTCTAACATTTACTCTATCTAAAGCAGAAGCTCTAGTTTGTAATGTTTTCTGACCATATACTACAACTCCTTGTCCTGGGAAAGTAGCTACTGGGTTTACTTTGTTTTGATAAAGTGTATTTCTATCACTATTAGTTAATTTCTTTTCAGCACTAATAGCGTTTATAATACCTCCTCTATTTAAACCAGCTGGAGCAAACCATGGAGCAGCAATTGTATCATTATTAACATATACTGCTGGAATCATAGTAGAAGCTGGAACCCAAGTAAATTCACCTGTTAATGGATCAACTGTTTGAACCCAAGGCCAGTAAGTAGCAGCATATGAAGTATCTATTGTATTAGCGTATTGAGATACTGCTGTAACTGTACTACCATATAAAGCCATATCAATCACCGCAATAGCATCTCCTCTGTTTGTAGTATTGTTTACTAAAGTATTTAATGAAGTTATACCAGTAGCATTGTCATAAGCTAAACCTGGTACTGCGATTACATTATAAGCATATTCATCTTGGTTTGACATGATATCAATACCACCAGTAATATTAGCAGCACTTAAACCTTGAATGTTAGTAGAAGTAATATTATTGTAGTATTTATCAGCTCCACTAGTTCCTAAATTACCTATAGCATTTCCAAAGTAACCTTGTTGAGCTACTGGAATTGAAGCTGTGAATTCAGCTTTAGCGTTTCCGTTGTTATCATAGAAATAAGGAGTTTTATACGGTACTGAAGTGATAGTAATATAATTACTTCTGTTTGGATAGTTTCCAGAAGTATTTACATACTCATATTTACCATTTGAACCTGTAGCAGCTGCAAATGTTTGGTTACCAATTACTCTTTCAATGTAGTTTGGTTGAGTTGGATCTAATGATAAGTTAGTCCAAGTTTCTAATACAACTTTACTATTTGTATTATCATCTCCTCTTCTTACTAATAATGAGAAAGTTCCTGAAGCTGTATTTGGTGATACAATTTCATAACGTAAGTTATCAATATAACCATTTGTTAATGATCCACTAGCATCTACACTACCTGAACTATTCTGGTTAGCTCCATAACTTAATGGAGAGATAGTAAATGAAGCTGATGAGTTAAGATTTGAAGCAGCACCTAATTCAACTGTATTAATAATACCTGTAATATCACCGTTGTTTTGACTACCGGTAATTGAAATTGCTGCCGCAGCTGTGAATGAACCACTAGCTACTCTAGTAACCCATAAACTTTCTCCTCCATTTTGGAAGTAGTTATAAGCTGCTGTTGATGTAAAATAAGTGTATTGAGTCGAACCACTCAAAAACGTACCGCCAAAATAAGTCAAATATTCTGAGAAGCTAGTAACTCTTCTTGGAACATAAGGCTGACCTTTTACTGTTGGACCAACAATAGCAGCTCCAATAGTAGCTGCTGCTTGGCCGGTAACTGTTAAATCGTTTTCTCTTGCTAATACGCCTGGAGATAAAAGTGTTTCTGCCATGTTTGTGTTTTAATTTATTCTATTATAAATATGTTAAAGTTGTTCAAAAGTTCATTATTATAAAAACAATTAAGTAGAAACCCTTTCAGTGATAAATATGGTGTTTTTTTTAAATATACGTTATTGTATAGAAAAAGTCTGTGTCAAAAGTTTGGGTTTCAAATTCTAATATATTACCAGCTAAACCATTTACTACTATACCATTTCCAACACCTGCGCTTCCAGAAACTGTAGCTGTTACAAAACAATTTAATCCTAAAGTTTTACCACTTAGTTCAGTAATAGTAACAGAAGCGGTAGCTGGGTTTCCTGTTTTATCCGCTCCAGCAATAAATTTAAGTGAAGCTCCTGTAACTTTAACACTACCACTTGGAAAATATGTTCCTTCAACAGATGAAACTGATGGTGAGTTAACTACATCTGTTGCCCAAGAAGAAGTTCCAGTTAAATTTCCTATAAATAAAGAAGCAGATAATGCGTTTGTAGATGGTTGGTACCATAAACCAGAATAATCTGATCCTGAGTCAACTAATAATGTAGAGTATTTAGGATAACCAGAAGTACTATCTGCTACAAAAGGTACTAAAAATTGATTTGTTGAAGTTACACTACTGCTAACTACTATTTGACTTGCTTTACTAGCTGAGTCCGCTGTACCAGTCACATTACCTAATAAACTACCTGTATATCCATCTAAAGAATTTACACTGCCTGTTAAAGTTAATGATCCTGAAATTGTAATATCATAAGCTGCTGCTCCTGTTAAAGCATCAACTGATTGAGATACATGCCAAGACTCAATAGAATAATTTTGTGAAATTTCATCTGAGCCTGTAGCAAATATTTGTTTTAATATAAGTGCCATTTAGCGATAAATATTATTATTTTTGAAGAAATTAACGATTATCTATATAAATTAATACTTCATTATAATATTCTAAAAAATGTTCATTATATAAATCCCATTCAATATTTACATCATCTGTAGATCTTACTATTACTTTTTCAAATTGGGATAGAATTTCATCTCTAAATACTCTAAATTTAGCTTTACCTACATGACCATGTAAATGAAATTCAGTTGCTATTTTTTTAACATTTTTTAAATACTCTATATTGCTAGGAGCAAACACACTATATTCTCCTCCTTCACAATCAATTTTTAAAAAATCAATATGTTTAATATTATTTTCATCTATAAATTCTTTAAAACTTAATACTCGTGGTTTACTTATCATTCCATCCCATTGAATTTCTACCATTTTATCAGATGAAATAGCTGCTTTAACAAATGACACTGGATTTCCTAAGAGATTTTTTTGTAAAGTATCAAAGTAGGAATCTAAAGGTTCAACAGCCCAACAATGTTTTGGGTTTTTGTCTTTAATAGACCAGATAAAATCTCCAAC